ACATCAATAAATCTCGTCAGCGTGCTATCAAGAAAGCACAATCTAAACTGACGCAGGCTCTTGACGCAATTACCCCAGACAAATTAAACGATGTTAAAGCCCGTGACCTAGCGGGTATAGCTAAAGATATGTCTGCGGTTATTCGTAATCTGGAGCCACAGAGAATTGGTGAGAGTGAAGAAGATAAGAATACTCCCCAATTTGTTATCTTCGCTCCACAGTTCAGAGATGAACGCTCGTTTCCAACCATTACAGTTCAGGAGTGAAGACAATGAAGCGCGTATTACTTACAGTTCTTCTCCTTCTAGTTCCATCCATCGCTTACTCGCAAGCTATTCCTACTTCACGATTGGGATGGGACCAAGATGCTCCAACGCTTGCAGACGCTCAGGCATATACGTATAAATACTATGCCGATGGGTCTACAACTGGTATTGTTCTTACTAGCGTTACTTGCACTGGAACTGCTAGTCCTTTCGTTTGTTCCGCCTCATTTCCAGCGTTTACTCCTGGAAATCATCGCATCACATTAGCTGCATCCAATGTAGCTGGTGAGAGTGATAAGTCACTCCCTTTAGATTTCACGTTTATCGTAACCCCCGGCGTTCCTCGTGGCCTTAGAATCATCGGAGGTTAAATGCCTACTGAACTTCTTCCAATCGGTCCACCTATTACGTTACTTCAGAACGTAATATATGCGTTGCCCGCGTCACATAGTCGATTGTTTACTGATGGTGCAGCGCCAACTATTCAGCAATCTACTACAGTTGCATTCACTGCAAACGTAGTTATGCCTCTAGTTAATGGGCAAGCAGAGGTGGCCGGTGGGTTCATCCGTTGCACCAACCTCGCAACATGCAACATCACTCTTAGGAAGGATTAAATCTGTAGTTCGTGGTGTGTTCCACACTGTAGATTTAATCTTAGGAATAGCTTTACTATTTGTTCTTCTGCCACCAATTCTTGTGGCAATGCAAATTCACAGGATTAAACAGTGGTCAGAAGACTACGAGGATTCTTAGATGGCTTACATCCCTAGCAAGAACATTGTAAAGTCCAAGACATTCTGGGTCAATGTGGCTATGGGCGTAGCCGCTTTCCTAACTGAGTTGCCTGTAGATGTTTCCTTCCAGGTGGCATTTGTAACGGCTGTTAACGTAGCACTTCGCTACCTGACTAAGCAGCCTGTTACTATTCTCCCTGAGAAGTAATGCAAGTCATGGATGCAGAGTTCGCTAAATGGCTCGCTACACTAGGAGTAGGTGGTGTATTAGCTGGCTTAATGTTTATGTTCTATCGGAAGGACATTAAACAATACACGGAACTCTGGAAAACGGCTACAGACCAAATGATGGGAATAGTAAAAGAAAATACTTCTTCTAATACTAGACTCATTGCACTCATTGAAACTCAAGAACGCAATGCTGTGCGTAAAGAAGACATCGTTGCGTTAATTGAAAAACGCCTTCGAGATAGAGATGGACATTCTTGAGCGCGTAGAATCTAACTGGTCCAAAAGAAACAAGAACGAATGGAGGCCAGAACCTAAACAGGAAACTTTTCTAGCAATCCCCACCTCTATTAAAGAGGCTTTCTATGGTGGTGGTGCTGGTTCTGGAAAGTCTGACGTATTGTTACTCTATGGCATTGTCCATAGATGGCATGAACATCCGAAGTTCAAGCAAGTATTTCAGCGACGAACTTTCCCTGAGTTACGGAATGAAATCATTCCAAGAACTAGGGAGCTTTACAGAAAGTTTGGTGCTAAATTCAACAAGACTGATATGTGCTGGACATTCCCGCGTCCAGACCAATATGGAAGTGGAATGAAGCCCGATGGGGCATTAATTTTTCTAGGTCATTGCGAGAACGAAGATGACGTTCATCAATATGACTCAATGCAGATTAACTTATATACTCCCGATGAGTTAACTAGTTACACTGAATGGATTTACCTTTACATCGCGTTTCAGCGTGTTCGTTCTCCTGTTCCAGAGTTACCCGCGATTGTTCGTGGAGCAGGGATGCCCGGTGGTATAGGGCATACATGGGTAAACAAAAGATTCATTAAGCCCGCTCCTAAAGGTGGAGTGGTTATACATGGACGTGGAGGCAATAAGCGAATCTACATACATGCGACCCAAGAAGACAATCGTCATGTTGACCCTTCGTATAAGCAGTCTCTCCAAGGTATTACGATTGAGGCTGAACGTAAGGCTAAACTGTATGGTGATTGGGAAGCATATCAGGGACAAGTTTTTGATGAGTTCCGCGATAGGAAATTCCAAGACGAACCTGAGAATGCTATTCATGTATGTGAGCCATTCGACATTCCAGCATGGTGGCCTCGTATTGTAATTGGTGATTGGGGATTTGCTGCAATGACCTGGATTGGTTATGCAGCGATTAGTCCTCAAAGGCGCGTATACATCTACCGAGAACAATACTGGATTAAAACCAAAATTGCTGAATGGGCACCTTACGTCAAAGTTCACATTGACCAAGAAAGTCCACGGCTAATTCGTTTTTGTAAATCGGCAGGACAGGAAAGGGGACAAGAGCATACAATTCAGCAACAGATAGAAGAAGAACTAGATTGTCCAATTGAACTTTCATTGAATAGTCCTGGTTCGCGTGTTGCTGGCAAATTGTTAATTCATGAATATTTGCGGTGGAAACAGAAGATGGTTCCACAGACTGAGCTACCTGTATACGACGAAGAACATTCAATGTGGATTCTCCGTAATAGGGGACTCAATGAATACAAAGCGTATATGGCGTCGCTCACTCCGCAGGAAGAGGAAACAAATCTTCCGAAGCTACAGATATTCAAAGATGCTTGTCCACAACTCGTTGAAGCTATTAAAGCCTGTTCCTACGATAAGCCAAAAGGAAATAAACCTGCCGAGGATATTGCAGAGTTTGAGGGTGACGACCCGATTGATGGGTTACGATACCTTGTAGATGCCGCAGAAGCATTCTTTGATGATGCTAACCAAGAGTTCAAAAGGGTTGAAGCACAAGAAAAACTCATTCAAACTCTTGCTCAGAATCAAGACTGGACGGCATTCTACAGAAATATGCGTAAGACTGAATCAGACGATTACATTAAACCTGTCGCAAGATACAGGAAACACTAATGATAAAACAGTTACTCTACAAGTGGTTCGGGCTTGAATCTCCAACTTGTTTAACATGTGAGGTTCTCCGCTCACAGCTCGATGAGAGCAATATAGAGCGTAGAGATTTACTCACACGGTTACTAGAAAGAGACAGGCCCGAATCTGTTTCTCCTGCTAAAGAGCAGGAACTACAGCCAATACGTCCTCAGTTTACACCGTGGCGTGTTAGGCAACAGATGTTAGAAGCTGAAGATAGAAAACAGGCACAGCTTCTAAGAGATAAACAGAAAGAAATGGCTGACGCGCGCAAACCTGGTATCGAAGAACTAGAAAAAGAGTTGGAGATTCCACAAGAAGGAACTACTAATGGCTAAAAATAGTTTCGATATCATGGGTGACATGGGTGGAGGCATTGGTCCTTCATTCATGAAAAAGAAGAATCAGCGTCAGGAAAAACAAACTGGTGCTGGTGCTGCCACTGAAGGTGCCGAACGTCTAGGTAGATTCGGTGGCGCAATGAAGGATAAGAAAGATGGGAAAGACGCGGTTACTCGTCTTCAGGATTACGCCAAATCTGAAGCCGAAAGACAGCGTAAAAAGAAGGCTGATGACGAAGCAGCCAAAAAGAAGCAAAAAGAAGGTGGAGTCGCACCGACTAAAGGCTTCATTGAACGAATGCGAGATTACTGGTTTCCCGCGAAGAAACAGTAATGATAAAGATAGAGTTAACTGCGGCAAATATTGATATAATTAGAAGAATTCTTCTATTATATTGCAGTGACTCTCAAACGGCGGAACAAGCATTAGCAGCAATCATTGAATTAAGCAAAGAAAAGAAGTAAACCATGTCATTCTGGGGAAAACTCGGAAAAGGCTTACTAAAAGTTGGCAAAGTTGCTGCTCCTATCGCGCTTGGAATGACAGGCGTTGGATTACCCGCAGCAATGGCTGTATCCGGTGGGCTTAATGCACTGGATAAAAAAGTTTCAGGTGGTAGCTGGAAGGATGCACTAAAGTCTGGTGCTATTGGTGCAGGAACCGCTGCTGCTGGTGCAGGTATGGGAAAATTAGGTGGATGGGCTGGCAAATTTGGTAGTAAAGTTGGCAAAGGTGCTGACCCTACAGGTGTTAGAGGTGCAGTGCAAGGTGTAGCTGATAGAGTTACACAGGCTGGTGGACGTGCTATGGCTCCACAGCAATCTGCATTTCAACGTATCATGGGTAACATTGGACAAGGAGCACGAACTGCACAGGATGTAATGGGTGCTGTTGGTGCTGCTCGTGGTGCAATGGGTGGTGGAATGGGTGGATACAGAACTCCACCATTTAATCCCAATGCAGGTGGTTATCCTGGTGCTCAAAGACGTATACCCGGTAGAGCTATGGGACAAGCAGTAGGACGTATGGACCAGCGTAATCCCAATCTCGCATATGCTATTCAACGTGGTAGAAATGAAGCCATGATGAATCAGCCGTGGAGAACTCCACCAATCAATCCTGACCCTACACAGCAACTTCCTCCAATCTATCCTAACATGGGTGGTGGGGGTGGTATTGGTCCGTCTTACATGCCTTCTTACTAATGGCTAAAGAACTAGACGACCGCATTAAAAATCTTCTTAAGCAAGTCATCGAACATTTCGATGAAGAAGATAGAGCTGTGCGTGACCGCCAAATACGAACTTGGCGTAGATTAAAATTGCTGTGGGAAAACATACAGCATACATACTACAGTGAAGTAGCACATGATTGGCGTATTCCTGACTCAGAAAGAACGAGTGAAGATACTGACCAAGGATACTATGATAAGCCGGTTAATGTATTTCGTGCTTATCTGGAATCTATCATTGCTGCGCTTTCTGTTACTGTTCCCCCTATTACTTGTTATCCTGATGATGCTGATAGTCCTCTGGACCTTGCTACTGCTAAGGCCGGAGACAAAATTGCAGAACTAATTTTCAGGCACAACGATTCCCCCCTTCTTTGGCTTCATGCACTCTTTATTTTCTGCACTGAGGGAATGACTGCGTGCTACTCTTATCCTAAAGAGGATGAGAAGTATGGCACGTATGAAGACAAGAAATACGAAGAATCCCTCGAAGAGCACGAATATTCTATCTGTCCAATTTGTAAAATGGAAATGGCAGATAGAGTTATATCCGACCAGCAGCGCGATAAATACAATCCAGATGACGATGATGTTATTGCGAATGACATCCTCGTTAATCAAGAAATGGATTTGTGTCCAAATTGCGCGCGTATGGTCATACCAGACCTACAGAAATCTACGCTTACTGTTACACGCCTTGTTGGGGTCACTAATAACCCGAAATCTCGTATTTGCTTGGAGGTTTATGGGGGATTGTTTGTAAAGGTTCCAATTTGGGCACGTAAGCAAGAAGACATTCCCTACCTAATCTACGCATACGAAACACATTACGCCAATGTTCTTAGTCAATATCCTGAATTAAGGGATAAGATTGTAAGACAAGGCGCAGGCGCTCCCGGTGGATATGAACTATATGAACAGTGGGGACGTTTATCTCCACAGTATCATGGTGAATATCCAATCAATAATGTGACGGTTCGTAATTCGTGGCTTCGCACCTGTGCGTTCAACGTATTACAAGAGGAAGAAGCGGAAGAACTTAAGAAACTCTTCCCAAATGGCGCAAAAGTTGTTATGGTTAACGACTGTGTTGCCGCTGCTTGTAATGAATCGTTGGATGACCGCTGGACTCTTACTTATAATCCCCTTTCGGATTATATTCATTTCGACCCGATTGGTCTACTTCTTGTTTCGGTTCAAGACATTACCAACGACCTCATTTCGCTGGTATTGCAAACAGTTGAACACGGAATACCACAAACATTTGCAGACCCCAAGGTATTGAATTTCAATGCCTATAGGAATTCTGAAGTAATTCCTGGTGGTATTTATCCTGCTACACCGAAGTCTGGCAAACCTCTATCGGAGGGCTTTTATGAAGTAAAAACAGCTACGCTTTCCGCCGAAGTTCTACCATTTGCGACTAAAGTCCAAGAAGTAGGCCAGCTTGTGTCTGGAGCACTCCCGAGTTTATTCGGTGGACAAGTAAGTGGTAGTAGAACAGCATCCGAATATTCCATGTCTCGTTCACAGGCGTTACAACGTCTACAAAGCACATGGAAAATGCTGACAATGTGGTGGAAAAATGTATTCGGCAAAGTCATTCCTTTGTATATCTCAGAATTAAAGGATGACGAGCGTAGTGTTCGTAAAGACGAGTTTGGTAACTTCATAAATGTCTTCATTAGAAAGGCAGAATTAGAAGGAAAAATTGGTTCTATTGAATTGGAAGCGAACGAGAATCTTCCAATTACGTGGAATCAACAGAAAGATGCGATTATGGCCTTGTTTGAATTGAACAACGAAGGTATCAATTCAACACTCGCATCACCTGAAAATCTTCCCTACATTAAACGCGCAATTGGTCTAACTGATTACGTGGTTCCT